GGGAATGCTAGGAACGGAGCAAGCCCTTCCCGACGTATCCGCCGATTCGGTCAACGAACGCGTCGGCCTCGGCGGTCGCGTTCATGCCGCTCGCGTAGTCGTACAGGCCGAGCTCCTTGCCGGTGTTGACGGCGTTCGCAGCTTGAGTTCGCCACGAACCGTTGAGCCATGTGCCCTGATTGACTTTCACGATGGCAAAGTCTGCGTCTACGACCGAAGTAATATCGGGCGCTTGCCAACCACTTACGTCGATACCGTTCATATCGGCGAGCGCGACGCCAGCGGTCATGCCGCCGACACAAAGCGTGGCGATTGTGGCGCAGATGGCCTTTTTGAACTTTTTGAAAAGAGGTTTCATTAACTTCCTTTCAATAAAAAAGACCCCACCTAGCACGAGGCCGGGGTGGGGTCGATTGTTTATTTTGAAAAACTAGTAAGCCCAGTCATCGGAGACGAGACGACGTTGGTAGTCGGCTTTCAACTGGTCGAGTCGGGCATGTCCTGCACCGTTCCCGCCCAATTTCAGGTAGGCGTCGCCTACGTCGAGCTGGTGCTCGTGTTCGGCTCGGCTTTTCGGCTTGGCGAACAGTGTTTGGCGATACAGTTCCAATTCGATGGACTTGATGGTCGGCGACTCGGCGATAGCCTTTTCCAAGCCGTTCCGCTTATCCAAGCGTCCGAGAAGCCACTGGACAAACGACGTCAGAGCGCTCGAGCCGATGACAGACGAAACGAGTGTTACGGCGAGAGCAACGGTCATGCTCACTCCTCAATAATAGTGAAATCAGTCGAAGGCCAATAGCGGAGCTCGTACTCAATCGTTTGATTCGTATTTATGGAGAAAGTTGAACCAGCCGCGACAAGGTCCGTTCTATCAAGCCTAAAAGGCGTGAGTGCGTACGTATAACTGCCTGAGGATGTTTGCGGCGCGACAACGCCTTGAGCCAAGAACATGCCATCGTCAGCATCACCTTCACCGGTATCAGCATTAAGACAAAGGGGCGTCGCCCATCCCCAATAGCCAAATTTGACGATGGGTGTGCCGTCCGGGATAGAGATGTATGCGAACGCCGCGCTATCCGTCTTCTGCGAAGTATCGAAGTAAACGAATATCTTCAGAAGAATCTCGCCGGTCGGCAGAGCATACTTGCGAACCCGCCATTTGGCGATATTCGTACTGTCCGAGCTGTCAACATACGAAAGTTCGACGTAATCTGTATCTTTCGTAATTTTGTTCGATATACCGCTGGAAGTGACGTTGAGCGTGCCATCAGAGTCCACGGTCAAGCCGGTACCGGGTTTGACCAGACCGACAGTGCTAGCCGTAGCTACTACTGCACCGTCGCCGGGGTCGCCCTTGTCGCCTTTTTCACCGCGCGGCAAGCCGAGGTTTAGCGTGCGCGTGGAGCCTTCACCGGTAACGGTTGCTGTCGCGTTCGCGCCGGTGGAGAGCGTGCTGACTGTTCCGATTTTGAGATTCTGAATCAGGTCGTCCGGGCATGGGCTCCAATCGGTTGACACACTGCCGACTGCAAGCTTGATTTTACCTTTCATCTCGTTTGGAAAGCTCACTATCGCATATGCGGCGTTCGCCGGGCTAGTAACCGTCGTGTTCCATGGCGTCGAGGACGGAGCGAGAGCGCCAGTCGGACGGCTGATGAACGTCTTCGACGAGTCGTAGAAGGCGAGGCTTACGTATGTTCCCGATACCACCGTGAACCCGGAAATCGTGTACGGAGTGTTCGGTTTTAGTGGGATATAAGCCGTGTGGACGTGAGTACTACCGTCAGTGTTGGGAACGCCCGACGTGTCCAACCGTCCAGCCGTCAGACTTGAAATACTAATCAGATTCGTTCCAGAATATCCGACGTCGCCCTTGTCACCTTGCGGGCCCTTGAGTGAAGCGCACGGCGTATCCTTGACTGTAGCCTTGCCGTCACTACAACCTGTCACTTCAGAAAGGTCGCCAGTGGTGGTATTCAGGAAGAAATCACCGGCCTCGGGATAACGCCCGACAGTTCCAACGCTCGGCTCGTAACCGTTCGCACTCAATGTAGTAAGGTCAGAACCCGTCCACAAGACGTTGCCCTGCTTGCCCCTATCGCCGGTCGCACCTTTTTCGCCTTGCGGCAGTGTGAACTTCAGTCCGAGATTGTTGTTCGTCAAGTCAACTTCGACAGCAGCGTCTTCGCCTTTTTCGGCGGTGACGGTTGCGCCGACGATGACATCAAGCGGGCACGGAGACCAAATAGCTTTACTTGTGACTTCGCCATATTCAAGCTTCGCCCTATAGCCCGACGTGAGCGGATTCTTCCCAAGTTCAGGCGTATGAAGTCCGATACGCACGTATCCTGCGTCGGCTGGGGTTTTGAACGTGTACGACTGTCCGCCCACCACGGATTCGGCGAGCTGGATACCTTGGTTCGACATGAGCGAGGTATCAGCCTTGTAGAAGCAGACAGTCACGCTGCCTTTCGCGCTCAAGCTTCCACTCCACACCGTGAACGTGTAAGTGGAACCGCCTTCCACCTCAATCTGAGGGCTAGCGGCGTACTCCTCGTCGTCCGTCATACTGCCGTTCGCGGCGAGCATTGTGCTGAGATACCAACCGTTCGAGTTATCTTCGCCAGAATAGTAGGTAGGAATCAGGTTCTCGCACGATTCGCCCTTATACCCGCGCTCACCCTTCTCACCCTTCTCACCCTTCTCGCCTTTTTCTCCCTTGTCGCCTTTATCGCCTTTCGGAATACCGAGAATAAGGTTATAATTGCCATCGATGTTACGACCGAGGGAAGCTGTAGCCTCATAGCCCGCGTCGAGGTTCTTAACATCGACGAAGTCGATGGTTGCGGTTTTGGGAATGTTCAACGTCAGCGCAAGGTCGCCCGTCGATGTCGTGACGGTTGAAGCCGAGGCGGTTTGGTCAGCCTGAATAGGATTCACGGTGACGGAAGCAATGGAAGCGCCACGCGGCAAAGCAAGGTCAACAACCTTCTGAAGGTCACTACCAGACCACGTCGCGGACGCCTTCTCGTTCGGATTCAACGTTGTCGTGGTACCGCCTTCGATTTTCGCCGCGTTAACGGTTTGCACGGCTTGATTAACGGCGTTCGAGCTGCTGTTCCAGACGTTCGCAATTCGGTCAGCGATTGCCACAGCATTGTGAAGGTCAACCAGACCGTCGTAAGCTTCGCCGCCGTCGGCGTTCACGACGGGTTCTTCGACTATGAGCGGGATACGACGGGAAGACACGACGTTACCGCTCTTGTCAGACAACTCGAAGGCGAGCACGCCGGTAGGATAGCGGAAAACGTTGCGTGGGAGAGGGAAAACAGCATATCTGCTACCAGAAACGGTTGTGCCGGTCTGTGGCGCCGAGATATATCCGCCCGACGCGTTACTGTCCGGGTTTGGATTATAAGCGAGCCGGGGGGTGTTTCCACTATCGTACACGTCGGGATAAATCACCTTGACCAAACGCCCGGCAATGTCGCCGCCAGCTACTCGAATCGGGTCGATATGGTCGTTTGCATTAGTAAGAGTAATCTCAGTGAGACGGTATTCGGAAGGAAGAGTGGAGTCAGCCATATATTACTCCTTATATATATAGGACTAGTTTGATTCAGTTTCGGATTCGGCTTCAGAGTCAACGAACGTGCCGGTCTTGGTCGAAAACGTGTACGTGTGCCCGTCAATCGTGAACACGGGTAAACCGTTCACAATAGAGATGGACTGAGCGAGCCTTGCGCCATCATCCCAAGACGACCCCTTGTTCGTGACGTTGGTCGCCGCGTTATCCCACTTGTCGCCCGAGTTGGTCACGCGAGCAATGGTTGCGGCGGCATCGGCCTGAGTAGCTGCCGTGGATTGGGCTGTCGAGTTCGCGGAAGAAGCCGCCGACTGTGCAGAAGCGCTCGCCGAGAGAGCCTGAGTGGAGAAGGCGGCGACGACGTTACCGAGGGTGACGGTTGTGTTGTTTCGGTCAAGAAGGTCAACGACACGCTTGGAAACTCGAGCGTTCACACGCAAATCCAGTTCCTTGTCTACAACCGTCACGCTGTCGCCAATGTAGACTTTGAAGTTGCCTTTGGTGGTGTCGGAATCGCGAGCGAGAACAGTCACGCTGACTTCGTAGGACACTTTCGACTGGGACGCCTCAACAAGTGCTGCCTTGGTTTCCTTCAACAGTTGGGCGGCGTCCTCGCAGTCCGAGTTTTCGTATATGCCGACGTAGGGTTCAAGGTCATAAACCCATTCAAACGTCTGGTCATACCATACGTCTGAGTACACACCTTGGGGGTATACGCCTTTCTGCCCGGCAGCGTCAACATAGTTCAATCCCTTGTTGATGTCACCGAACGTAAGCTTACGTGAATACCCGCCGTTATCAGTTTCAAGACCCTTGCCGAACCCGTACATGCGTGTCACGGGGAGGTCAGCGGACACCGTGCGGGTGGCCGACTGTAAGTCGTAACCGTAATCAAATCGGCGAGTCAATGATTCGGAGCTTTTGAGCTGTTTGACGAGCTTTACCGCACAAGTACACCACGCGAGTGGATAACTTTCCCCTGTCGTATTGTTCCACTCAACGGACGTTTTCTTCGTGTACGTGCGTTGAATTTCCATCCCAAATGTGGAAGCTGCGGACGATACGGAATCCCAAAGGAAAGTGTGATAGAACGAAATATCAGCCGTTACACCGTTATCCTCGGCGTCCCCCGAGAAAGGGAATTTTGACGAAGAGAAGCTGAAGAGGGACTGCATGGTTTTCTGCGCAGTACCCCCGCGAACACGCTTGTCGTCGATATACACCTTAGATGACTGTTCAGCAAACGCATCATGACAGACAATGGAAGTCGTCACGCCGGACGAGTCGTGTGAAACCTCGGGCGAAACGACGATGGTGTCTCGAAGCGTACCGTTATCATCCTCATAAATAAGATGGTCGCCTTGGCTAATCTCGACAACACCCAAGCATGTGAGTTCCAGAGTGAAATCGCCGTCGAGCTCTTCCGTCTGCTCGGCTTTAATCAGCTGGGGTTCAAAACGGCATACCCTGCCGAGACAGTCTGTTCTTAGGAATCTCACGAAAGCACCTCACACAACGTATTTGGGTTCATATTCGATATAGCTCGGAGCGTCAGCTACTATCTGGAATTTGCCAGCGGGGAGCTGCAACCAGTCCGAATCGAACGTAAGGTTCAGCGGCGTATCAGAGCTCGTCACACTCGACAGTTCGGCAACACCGTAAACGAAACGGTTCGCGCAGTCATACACGCAACCCTTACTAAGCGGGAAACTATCATTGGTTTTCATTGTGGTTGAACCGATTTTGAACCCATACAATCCACTGCCACTCCCGCTCGACGCGTAAATCCCACACCGTGGGCGAACTGCACGGTTGCCCTTCAGGGTCACGTCGTTTGTGCCCCTCTTCAAGTCCACGCGCACGGTTTTGCCTGTCGCGAGCGGTTCACAATCGAACGTAATACTCGTGTTTGAGCCGACGAGCTTGCCACCTGCGGCGTAGATGTCTTCCCACGAGTCCACTGAGACTCGTCCGGTCAATGTCAAACCTTCGAGCAAATTGAACAGCTCGACGGTTCTTCCAACGAGGTAGCCGACGAGCTGTTTTGCTTCGAGTACTTCGCCTTGGTCGCCGACAGCTGCGACGTTGATGGTGACGTCGCGGCGTCCGAGATAGGCGGCGTCGTCCACGTTTTCAGCCGTGGTGTCAGCGCCGCCTTCCACGCCGGGCACATCAGTGTAATTAGTGCTCGGAGTGGTTTTCTCAATCGTCCAACCGTCCGACGTGACGAAGCAGCCGTATGCGCGCAAGTTTTTGCCGTCGATATAGATGTCCGACTTGTCAGCCGCAAAACTTCGCTCTCGCAGAGATAGAGCCATTAGAGTCCTCGATTCTGATTAGTTCCCAAACGACGGTTCACACTTCCAGCCACGACGCCGGTGTCCAGCACGATGGTCGTATCTTGAGCATCCAGCGCCTTTTTGAGCGCCGTCACCATTTGGTCGTAGGTCATGGCGTTCGGGTCAGACTTGCTTGGAATCGCCAGCTGGGAGTCGATAGCGGAGGTCAAGTTTGCTCGTCCGGTCTTCGAGAGGTCGACGGAGATTGTGGCTTCAGGGTTAATATCGTCGAACGCACTCGACATGTAACCGTTCGCTTCAGCCACGACGTCTTTCACGTCGCTGAACGAGTCGGCGAGACTCTTAGCAAAACCGCCCATAATGGCTTCACCGGGGGGAATCAACAGCTTACGGTCGTAGCTGATAGGGCCTTTATGCTGTTTAATCCAGTCGCCAATATTGGACACGAACGACTTGACGTTGTTCCAGATATTCTTCAAGCCGTTCAAGAAACCGTTCAAGATAGCTTTACCAGCGCCAACAAGCAAGTCACCGGCGTTGCTGAAGAATCCCTTAATTTTATTCGGAAGCCCACTGACGAATCCTACAACGTTGTTAACGCCGTTACTCACTACTGAGATGACGGTGTTCCAAACGTTCGTGACGAGGTTTTTAACGTTGTTCCAGACAGCGCTGAACTCTGATTTGACGAACGATAGTCCGATTTTGAGGACGCCGGTGATGGCGTTCCACTGTCCCACGAATATGTTTTTGATAATCGTCCAGACGCCTGAGAAGACGGTTTTGATACCTTCCCATGCCTGTGACCAGTTGCCCGAGAACACGCCTACGATATATTCTGCAACACCCTGAAGGATAGTAATAACGCCTTTGAATATATTGATGATGTTTTGGACAACCGGCATTACGACAGCCGCAACCGTGGTAGAAAACGATTGGAAAGCTGTAAATGTAGAAGTAATCAAAGCTATGAGCGGCGGCAGTATGGCAGCTATCAGGTTTTGAATAGGCGGCAACAATTGGGTGATTACTGCTTGAGCTATCTGCATCACCAGCAGAACTAACGGTTGGAGGAAACCCCAGACGGCTTGCAGCATTGAGGAAATCGCGGGCATGTTCGCCTGAACGATAGAGAACAAGCCGCTAAGAAAATTCATCAGACTCGCGCCGGTTGTCGAAGCAAAGTTCACGACGGTATCGATGAACGGTTGCGCCGCGTTCTTCATCTGGGAGAAAGCTTCACTCGCCGTGTTTTTGATAGAGTCGAAGTTGTTGGCGAAGTTAGTAAACTGGGAGCCGATGTCGCCAAGCCCAATGGAGTTGAAGACGTTTCCGATGATTTTTGCTATTGCCGGAATCGCATTGTTGGCAGCTGTCTGAGCTGATTGGATAAGTTCTTGCGTTCGAGCACCCATGTCGGCGTCACTCTTGCCTAGTTCCCCTAGCCAATTCGACCAAGCGGCTTTCATGGAGTTTATCGAGCCTTCGATAGTTGTAGAAGCTTCTCGTGCAGTAGTTCCGGCTATCTGCTGTTTCTGCTGAATCTGGTCGATAGCCGTGATGATGTCAGCAAATGAATCGATAGACAAGTCGGACGCCTTGCCGTTCGCCGCACCCCACTCGTTAGCGTCTTTGATAAGACGCTCCATTTCGTCCTTGGTGCCACCATAGCCGAGCTTTAGATTATCGAGCATCGTATAGTTTTGCTTGGCGAAACCGTTGAACGCGTTTTGAACGTCTTCGGCGTTCGAGCCAAACGTGTTAATGTTATCCGACATGGCTTTCATGGCCGTGTCGGTCATGTCGGCGGCTTTTTGGGTGTCGCCGCCGAGTGAGTTGATAAGAGCTGCACTGAATGTCGTGGCTTGTTTCATATAGTCGTTTGCGGACATCCCGCACGACTTCCAAGCTTTTTGAGCGTTAGCCATGACGGTGGCTTGAGCGGACTCGTTGCGTTGCCATGCCGCCAAAACTTCGGCTACGAACTTGTTCTGCTGCGCAGCATATTGCTCGACGCTTAGGTTCATATTGCCGTAGAGCTTGGCGACACCGCCTGAAAGCTGTTCAAAATCCGAGTAGGACTGAAACGCTTCTTTGGTAATCTCTGCAATCTTCGACGTAATCGCAGCTGCGCTAATCGCCACAACAATTTTCTTAAAAGCCGAGCTGAAGCTAGTGCCGACGCTCGTGCCAGCGGCTGAACCGTCCACGCTGCTGAGTTCGCTCGATATTTTGCTACCTAGGCCAGAAGAGCCAGCGGCGACGCCGGACTTGACTTGGGAACCGATTTTGGAACCTGCCGCCGAACCGTTAATTTTACCGAGCTCACCCGATACGCTACTGCCTGTACCGGAAGAACCGGAGGCGACGCCGGACTTAAGCTTAGAACCGATTTTGGAACCAATGGAAGTACCGTTGATTTTACTGAACTCGCTCGATACTTTACTACCCGCGCCGGAAGACGTTGAAAGTATCCCAGCCTTGACTTTAGAGCCAATCTTGCTGCCGATTGAAGTACCGTTGACGTTGCTGAAGCCCGCCGTTACAGCGGAACTTACGCCTTTCATACTCGGAACGATGTTCAGCCACGCCGTCGCGAGAGTCGTAGCCATGTGTTTACTCCTTGTTACTTTGTCTGCGACTCTTCTGTGTCGGGCAGTGAATGAACGGTTGGTTTTACGCCGGGAAGGGGCATTCGTGGTGCCGAGAGGAAGGCTTTGAGCGCCTTCTTGCTCATGCCCACAAACCGCTTGTCTTTCTTCTTAATTTCAGCTTGCGGTGGTTTGACGGGTTTTGGACGTCTACGGCCTTTCTCACCGTCTTTGGTTTTAGCCCAGACGAGCCATCTGAGAGAGTATTCGATACTACTCAGCCAATAATCCGTCGAAGTCCACGCGGCTTGCGGGTTCAACGCAACAGCGAGGGGCGAGCCCGGCTTGCAGTTCACAGCGAGGACGTACACGTCGTCGAACGAGAGCGAGTGCCCCATGTCCGCCAGCCGCAAGCCGTGGCTCAACAGTTCGTATTCAAGTTGGTCGCCGTACTTGTCGGCTAGATAGATTACTGCTGCTGCCCTTTTGGGTCAGTACCACTCTCTTCCAGCCATCCCTGCACGAGGTCGCTCAACTGCTTGTTATAGAGATTATCCAAGCGAGAGTGAGCCTTCTTCGGGAACAGTTCATAAAGCACTTGGAAGTCATTATTAATCAACCGTCGCAACTGCCCGAGCGTGAGCACTTGAGCGTTCGGCAGAGAGGTCTTGAAACCATCGGGGAAAACGATGGTCACGCGGCCATCTGCGGGGCGAAAGTCTTTGAGAATAACGGTCATTTTCGTGTCCTAGTCTCGTGTCCTAAAAGAAGAAAACCCCAACAACGCCGGACACGGTTAGCGTTGCTGGGGAAGATTAATCAGATGATTTACATGCAGATTCGCATGTAGATACTCAGGCGGTAGCCTCGGCAGAATCAGTAGAATCAGTAGTGACTGCGGCCTTGTCCAAGGACGGTGCAGACTCGTCGTCGTACACTGCAAGTCCAGCAGCTTCAGCCTGAGCGGACGTACCAGCCGCAACCTTGGCAATGTACTCGTAGGCGGTGTTACCGGCAGAGTCCGGGTAAGCCGTGATAGTAGGCGTGTACACGATAGCATCGCCGTCAGCGTAGGTCACGTCGTCCAAGTCAGACACTTGGCCGTCCGGGATTACGATTCGCTTCACTCGGTCGCCGGTCATTGCAAACTCGAACACGTCCACTAGACGCGGGTTGTCCTTGGCGTTATGCTTTACGACGAAGGCGTCGTCTGTGCCGGTCACGTTGTCAGCGCCGTAGACGAATGCCATCGTATCTTTGGACGTTTCGAGCATTCCAAATTGGAACGTCTCAGTCTTAGACGCGGTGACGTTCAGCACAGTGTCGCCGCCGAACGCGGTGACGGTGGTGGTATCGCGGTCAACGGAGTTGGTCACGCCGTCGTCGCTCAAATAACCACCGTCAACAAAGTTTTCGTCAAGGGTGGTCACGGCATCTGTCGGCACCTTCACTTTGGACTTCACGCCATACCAGAAGCCACCTGCATATCGGTCGTCGTCGCCATGCGGTTTACCCACAGACGTTCCAACCACAGACACGTTATGCGCATTGGTTTTAGCCATATTAGAATCTTCTTTCACTTACTTCGCCGGACGGCTGTATGCACCACAGCATTAACGGTTATCTGATAGCGCGGTTGAGTCTCGTCCAGCGGATAGTTGTAAACGGAATTAATCGAAAACGCGCCTACGTCAGAAAGGGCGTAGACGCGCGGAAGCACGACGTCAACAAGCTCATCAGCTAACTCGGACGCTTCGACACTGGACGACGCCCAGCATTGAATCGCCAGCTCGGGCCTATCCAGAATCCTCGTCCGTTCGCCGCCGGTTCGCTCTACGGAGATGAACTTAGAAGGACGGTTCGCGGGCACGTCGGTAGACACTGGAATCTCAGCAAGCTCAGGCTGAGCGGAGAGCCATTGAACAAGCTCGCATTCGAAAGGGACAGCCATACTCACCCCTTCCCGGCGCTGAGCGCCTTGAGTAGCGTATTGTGCTTCGCGTTGGAGCGCTTGGAGTAGACGTCTGCGGGGTAGACTGCGCCGTGGGCACGGTCGGTCTTTTTCACGTCGCCCTTGTAGCCTGAAGCGCCATACATGGAGTTCGCGGCGTCGGTCACGCGGTCTACGCGCCGTTGAATCTCAGCGTTCACCTCGGCGGAGTTCAGAATCGCCTTGACAGCCTTGGAATCGACTTTAACCTTTACACCTTTAGCCATCGCTTCTAAACACCCCCACGAGCATATTCCAAGCCGTCGGCGTTAGCCCACCGTCTACGCGTTGGGGGTCGCCGACAACCTTATACCTTTCGCCACGCACGAGAACGGAACAGCCGCGAAGAGCTTCGCCCGTGTAGGTGCGCGGGAAGGCGAGATTAAGGTCAACGGTTATCCCGTCGGGGTGTTCACCGCCCGCGTCCGCCGTAGTTGGCGGGGACACGAGCACGTTACCCACAAGCTCTTCGGTGGTCTTGTAAATGGCGTTATTCCCGGCGTCAACACCGGTTTTAACCCGGCGAAGAACGGTTATCGTTTCGCCACGCACTCACGCCACCCCCTCGGGGTTTGGACGGAATGTAATAGTAGGCGTCGCCGTCGTGGACGTATCGAACGCGAACGCGTGCTGACGACGCAAGCCTAGCCGTTTCCTCTCGGCGGACGTCAAATACAAATCACCCATCGGATTCGTGTACGTGAACGATTCGCTGAGCGAGCCCGCCGTTTGGGAACTGTTCGTGACTCCGAGGTGGTCGTCATCGGTAGTGAGTTTGCGAATGACCATCGCGCATGTGATAGCGCGAAGTGTATTGGCGGAGATAAAGCCAACCTCTACCCCCGCCAAATTACACTCGTCGATAATCAAAGCCGACGCATCATCAAGAGCCGTCTGAGCCTTAGTCGTCAAGCTTGCGTCCACTACATGCCACCGATTCTCCAAGTCAGCAAGAGAAGCAAAAACTTGATAATCGGTCACGAGAGCTCCTATCAGGCGGTAGCGGACTTCAGAACGGCGAGACGCTTTGCGTCCAGCACGGCGTAGCTGAAGACAGCTTCGGAACGGTAGGCCACCTGATTAAAACGCTGCAAATCGCCAGCACCGTCCGGGTCGCCGAACGGAATCACGGACACCTCAAGCGGGCGGGCGATACGCCACTTGATGGTACTGAAGTCACCGAGGAAGGCCAGCACCTTTGTATCGGTCTTGGCGAGCGGTGCGGAAACGGTCTTCGAGGTGGAGGCCGGGATACCTTCGAGAACGCCAGTGTCGAAGCTCGCCGGAATCTCCGGGAACTGACGAGCACCGGTGGACGTGCGCAGCTTACGCAGAGTCGAAGCCCAAGTACGGCTGAGGGCAACGCCGGTAATATCGGCGTTCATAGCACCGTCAATCAGGCTGTCGAAGTCAGCGAGAGCGTCGTTGGTAGCGTTCACGGTGTTCGCGCCGGAAGACACGGCAGTGTAGCCGGTGAGCTTAGTGCCGGTCGCCGGGTTGATGGCGTGGAGAATAACGTAATCAAGGGCTTCACCGATAGCGCCAGCTTGGTCCATCTGGATGGCGTCGATGATTTTCAGTTGGTCTTCTTCGTCAGCCCAGCTCAGCTCAGAGCTGAGACGGGTGGTGCACTGCACCTTGAAGCGCTTGCCCTGCACCGGAGTAATAGCAGTGTCGTGAGAGCTCTTCTGAGCTCCCTCAGCCACAACCTCAGCGACAGCGCCGCCAGTGAAATAGTTGTAGGCGTCGTCGGTAAAACCCGTCAAGGTGTCAGCCGGGGACAGTGCCGCCACGACAGAGGTGTCGTGCAGCTTGGACGCAACCTCGGTGGTTACGCTATTGGGGAGAATGATTTTGGACGTATCAAGAGTAGCCATATGCTAATCCTTACTTGTTCGTGCCGAACAGCGCTTTGGCAATCGCCTTAGCAGCGTCCGACGTTTCGTTGGTTTTGTTATTGGGGGCACCTGCTGGATTCTTGATGAACGGTGCGCGGGGACGACCCTTACTCCAATTCATCAAAGCTTCAGCGGAAGCCTTCAAATCGTCTTCGGTTTCACCTTGGAGTAGTCCGGCTGGAACGCCAGTCTCAGCTGACACAGCGGCCTTGAGAGCCGCAACCTCGGCGGAATGCTTGTAGTCGGCGAGTTTGCTTTCAGCGTCCTTCGCTCGCTTCTCAGCTTCGGCAAGCGCGTCTTCAGCGTTCTTCGCGGCGGCATTCGCGTCGTCAAGCGTGCGAGCCGCGTTCTTGTTTGCCTTAGCGCGCTTCTCCCATTCACGAGAATGCTTGATAGCTTCCTCGTACTTCGCTTTCCAGTCTTCGGCGGTCAGCTCGTCAGCACCACCGTCAGCACCGTTATCAGTGCCCTTCTCGACATCTTCAGCGTCTTCATCAGCCATGTGTGACTCCTTATATATAGTCCCGTTCGGGACGGTGAATTGATACGACGGCAACCCGTGCGGGAACCGTCAAAAAAGATAAAAGAGGGTAGGCGTCATGTGCCTACCCATAAGTTAGTGAACTCGCCCGTCTGAACCCTCAAACAGCTCGGGGTGCTGTTGGCGAAGGACGGACATGACTTGATTAGTCGTTTTCGATTTGGCGCGGGACGTGTCCACGTCGTCACTATCAAGCGAAGCTCGAGCTTCAGCCCACATATCCGCCATCGAGTCGGGGTCGTAGCCCTCAATCTGATTAGCCCCAGCTTTAAACTCGGGGACTATCTCGCAGTCATCCTTAAAGTGGGCTTTGAACGACGCTGTGTCGGCAGAACGGTATACGAAGCCGCGCGACGCGAGCATGAAGCAGAAGATACACGTCGTAGCACCCGTCGGAACTCGGCCAAATCGGACACCCCTATGGGGCTCTTTCTCGACAGCTCGAGCGATAGTGGTTCGGCCATGCTGATGGACGTTGCGCTCGACCACATTGTTCAGATACTTGAGAAAACCCTCGGGGTCGTAGCGTTCGGCTTCAGGAAAGAGCATATCGGCCTTCGCACGAATGATACGTCTGAGCTGATAGTCGTCGTTAGGGTCTTGCTCGAACGGATTGACTTCAAAAAGGTCATCGAACCACCGGAGCCGAACGGTGTTATACCATTCCTCAGCAGCACTCGACCCGAGGTTCCCATAACGATGGACGATAGCTTGCGTTAAGTCAACCAGCGCGTCACGTCGAGCGGCGGGCGCAAGGTCTTCGGTTTCACGCCATACCATACCAAGCTCGCGTTGGGCTTGCTTGATAGCTTCCTTCTGCGCGTCGGCAAGGGTCTGGACGTCAGCTTTCGTCAGCGTTGGTTCCGTCATCAGCCTTACTCCTTGCCACCAGCGCGTCCAACACGCTCGTCGCCCTCGCATTGGATTCGTCACGCTTCAGGGATTCAATCTCAGCAGTGGAGAAGCCCAAGCGGTGATAGGCCACGGACGACGTGGCGTAGGTGCTGTTCAGTCCCGCGATTTTCACGTAGGCATCAGCACGCGCACCGTCGGAAATCTCTCGCGTCGGCATGAACACCGGTCGAGCCGTTTTTAGCTCGTCAGGAATCTCGGTCAAGCCATCTCGCAGAACGATAAGCATTTGAAGCAAATGCTTGAGCTGCTTACCAAAAATACGATTCTGCCTATCAGCGCGACGGGTCATCTTGCGTTCCGCCGCCGCCATCGCTTCGGCTGACGTCGGATTGCTCATGGTAATGCCGAGCGAATCGACGGGAAGGTCAGTGTCAGAAGCAACGAGCAGAGCGATAGTCTTGAGCATGTCGCTATGTGGCGTCATCGACGCTTGCGACACCTGCTGCATGGTAGGCTTCTCGCCTTCCTCGTCCGAGTTAATACCGTTAATCGCCGAGACGAGATTGGACCATGTGTCGGCGTCGAAAGCATCACGATTCACACCCAAGAACCAGAGCTTTGGGACGGAGTAGAACTCGGCGCTTGCTTCCATGCGCACCATCGTACGAAAGCCCATATCTGTTGCCGACATTACAGCACGCGAGATTCGCGAATTACCGAGCGGACGGCTGAGCTGAGGGTCAGACACGAACGGCACCACAGTTGGCGCTGGATAGTTCGTCTCGCTGACCTCGGCAAACCATTTGCCGCCTACTTTCGTGAACTGATAGCTTCGATACGGCAAGAACACGTTAAACGCCGTCACGATACCTTTACTGGTAGCGTCGGTAATGGTCATCGCTGAAGCGATACGGTTACGCTGCCCATCCCAGATGGCTGCGCTATTCTCAGCGGAGCGTGGGACGACAACAAGCTGACCATCCTCGTCAGACGTAACCGTTAGAAACGCACAACCGTAAATATAAGCAGAGACCACAGCTTGGTCTACAGCGTCGCACAGGTCGAGTTCGTCTACCAAGGTAGACACGTCGTACTCGTCGTAGTCACCGACGTCAAACCCGTCGAACACCGTCAAATCAGCAAGCGAACGAACAGCCTTGGACGGCCAGCCAATGCACGCCGTGACCTGCGAACGAATCGCGGCGGGCACGCTGATACCGAAGTCCTTCAGCCCATACGAGCACGAGTAATAGCCGCCGCGAATGAGATTACGCGGGTAGTGGTCGTACCATACTCGAATCAAATCATTAACGGTTGCAAGGTCGGCGGCGTCCTCGAGACCCTCAGCCTTGTTTATCGAGAACCGCTTGAGCGGGTACTTGGTAGCTGAACTAAAGATACCTTCGTCACTCACAGTGCGAACTCCTCGTAATCGTCGTAATCGTCATAGACGAAGGACTCTTCGTCGTCGTAATCGTGCAGAATGATTACATGCTTTGCGCTCTCAATGAGCGGGGCAAGCTCCTTAACCCAAATGCCGCCGTCACGCGCGTCCACGATAACACGGTCAATCCCAGCCCAATCACGGAATGACTCGGCGAGCCCGACAGAAACGCAACCGTCTTTTTTATCAAAATGGAAGAACGATTCAACCCAAATCGGTGCAGCTTCAGTTTCCTTCAATAGCTCATGCACCTGAAGCCAACTCGGGCAAATCCAAACGGTATGATGACCGTTCTCTGCGAGGAACAGTTCATAAGAGAGCGAGGTGTCGTCGATATCTTCAATCATGTCTTCTCCTTATATATATATGTATATGTCTATCTCCACGCGCGTTGTACACGTCCGGGATGGCGTTTGCTTGTGCGAGCAACTTGGTACGCGAGTGCGCACGCTTCCAGCGGGTCTGTGTCGATGGATTCGCGTGACGGTTCGTAGGCGAACGCGCCTGAACGTCCAATCGGACGGTGTTTAGCGTAAGAAATCGCCGTGTCCAGAATTGGCTGTTTGAACTGTGTCAGTTCACCGTTGTTGATGGCTTGCTCGAACATGGCGCATGAATCACCTACGAGCGAAGCGCCGGAGGTTCGCAAGACTTTGCTACTCACGCCCGCATCGTGCAGTTTTGCAACCATGTTTGCCGCACCCGCGCGCCCGTCAATCGCAATACCGAGTGAAGCACGCCATCGACTTAAACCCTCGTGGTTCGGGTCGTCGGCAGTCAGCCAGTCAACCAGCCAGTCAAACCCATATTTGAGCGGCTTATAGTCAATCAGCTCAACGTGAGGCTTCGCGTCTTCATCGCTTGGCTTCAAGCAAGCGCAAAGGGATACACGCGAACCGTCCACAGCAAATTTGATGGCGTAGGCAGCGTAACCGTCCGTCGGCGGGTCGTCGGTAGCGCACTTGTTCCAAGCTTCGATGTTCATGTCCGTATCGAAATCAATGTGCACATCCCACCAGCCCAACCGTTCGCGAGCAAACGATTCGGGCGTGAAGCTATCAGCTTCACCTGCGATTACTTCTTCAGAAAGTCGAATACCGAGCGCCGGGTTAGTGAGAGCCCAACGCTTCTTATCATGAATGTCGCCTACTTCATCAACAGACCACTCGAACCACGCCAAACGTTTCGGCGGCTTCTCTTCATGCGCTTTCTTATACAAGCGAATCAGAACGGTTCCCGGCGAGGACGGCGGCGTAGGCGTCCCCATATAAATTGTCTGCGGATTGTGCGACGGTGCGGCGGATATGACTGGGCGAAGAGCTTCGAGCTGCTCGTCGGTGAGTTCCTGCGCTTCGTCCATTACGAGGTCGTCTACCGTGAAGCCACGGCCTGAAGACTTCGAGCGTGCGATAAATTCTATTGAACCACCGTTCTTGAGAACGATGGCTTCTTGCCCATTGGTTTGTCTAATGTACTTGACAAGACTCTTCAGTTCAGGGTAGTCGTCGTTTTGGAAGTAATCGCACATTCTCAGAAAATGCTTGCGGCACGTCTTCACCTCGTGAGCCGTATGCAAAATCTTTCGGCACTGAACGGTTGTCTTGAACAACTCAACGCCTTCGACAACACCGTTCTTGCCATTCTGTCTCGGTAATACCACGGCGGCGTCGGTAGCCGCCAACCGTCCTTTACTATCAGTCGCTAGCCAAGCGTTCACAACGAGCTGCTGCCATTCATCAAAAACCAAGCCGTAGCTTTCAGACAAATCAGCACAGTCTCGTGCGTCATCATGTGAAGACGCTTTCGGCTCAAGCTTAAACGTTGGCGCTTGACTTCCGCGAAGCATTATTACGTCTCTCTATTCTTCTCTCAGTGATTCTCTGCAACGGTGTTTCCGTCACCTTCTCCACGGCGACTTCAACACTGCTCTTTGCTGGGCGAGCAGCGGGAGTAATCCCCAAGGCTTGTTCGCGTTGGCGAAGCTCCTGCATATACTTCAGTTCACCACCGTTCCACACGGCATCATGAACGAGTGCAGTGTCCATGGCAAACTGCCAGTCGGCAGACGTCCAACCGTCAACACCCGCGACAGATGCCAAACTAGCCCACCAAGCACGTGTTCGCTCGCCCCAACTCACCCCAGACGGCAGTTTCGGCTGTTCCATGAAATTCTCCTGAAATTCGCGGGGGGATATTCAGCCCTTAACCGCTGGGTGGGCTCGCTCGAGAAGCTCGGGTCACTACCCGTGGTCTTCTTATGTCAAATCAGTCGGCGTGTCGTGTCACCAATGTCTCGAGTTGCGAAGTGGCATGTTCGGTTGTCGAGCTTCAGTTGAGTTCGACGCGAGCTCGTTCATACTCTTGTTCCCTCTGCGTTGGTTGCAGAGTCGGTGCGACGGCGCACAGTTCCTCACGTCGTGCGGGTCTCCACCTTTTGATACGGGGACGAGCTCGTCAATCTCGAACGCGTACGGATGTCCAGCCGGGAGCTTCACATCAATCGGAAGTCCGCACAGATGACACACGGGATTACCGAGCGCTTCAGCGATTAGTCTCGATTTGATTCGAGCTCGAGCCGCACCGTTCTGACGTCGAACGTTCACACGCTGGGACATGCCTACTCAACCCGTTCGGCAAACGCCCAGTCCCCTGAAGAGAACATGGCTACTGTTTGAGAATGATTGTCAAAAACGATAAGCTCGCCGTGACGGTTCGTCCTGAAGCCTTTCGCTTGAGCGAACTCAACGGACGTCATATCAGCCACGCCATCGTAGTAACTAACCTTAACCATCACTCACTCACCTCGCTCGAGTTTGCGCAGTTCGCGGCGAACACGTCTAATCCGTTCGTCAGCGTCGAAGTATCTACGAAAATCGCCAATACTGCTCACGAGTTGGTCTTGAGCTTCGATAAGCTCAGCCGTAAGCTTTCGTTTCCGTTCATCAACCGTCATCAATTTACTCTCGACCCCTCGTCGGCTTCTTCGGCTCGCGCGGAATGTAATGAATGGGCTTCGCCGTACGTGGA